ATAGTAGTACCTGTGGCAGAAGTACCTCCATCTATAATATTTAATTCTGCCGTGGTTACTGAAGCACCATCCAGAATTTCTAACTCCGCTTCGAGAATAGCTGCACTTCCAATGGTAAATCCACCAGCAGTCACTACCCCACTGGCTGTTATGGTATCTACACCTGTCACCACTCCCGCATCTATGCTGATAGTGCCATCAAGCAGAATCGCAGAGCCAGCAACTGGTTCTATGTTGATAGCTGCCCCAGAATCGAGGGTTAAGACTCCTGCTGAGTTTATGTCTACCGTCCCATCTGCGGTTATCACGATGTTTGCGGCGGCGGCGGCAGTATCAACAGTAACAAGCGATAAAGTACCATTGGTTCCAACAGTGAAAACGGCGGTATCTCCAGAACTACCAGTCATGGTGATGACCTTGCCGTTGACGGCCACATCGTCCACCGTGAGAGCGGTCAGGGTTCCAACGCTTTCTAATGATGAGGTAACCACGGACGATTTCAGCGTGGTGCCTGAAACATCATTGGCCGACACCGTGCCACCGCTATTAGAAGCAGCGTGTGCGTGGTTGGCGTTAGCCCAACTGGTCGAACCAATGGTGGGCGAAGCAGTCCACGCTGGCAACCCAGATGATAACTCTAATACATTTCCGTTACTTGCCACTCCGAGACGCGCCAGGGCCGTAGTAGACGAAGCGTACAAAATATCGCCAGTGGCCTGCGATGCAAAGATGTGACCCGTGCCGTCCGAGGAGATAAACTCGGCTTGGGTTAAACTCGCGCCTGGGTCCTTGTGCTTGAACTCGTTAGCCATCAGTGATACCCCACCGTCAATGTGACATTGGTGCCGGGAATGTCAGCGTATATGGCTGTCCCAAAAACCAAAGCTCCCTCGTTCTCGGAACCGAAACGAAGGAACGTCATGCTACTCGCGGGGGCCACACCGCTTACTAGGTCTGTGCCGCCATCGTCGGTGCTGTCATTAAGTTGCCAAGCCCCGCCCGTGCCAGCAGCGGAGACAAGCACCCAGTAGACCTTGCCCGGTACGCTGCTCACCTGACCGTCAGAGGTCAGGATAGTTGTATCAACCGTGTTGTGAGCCATGTCGTTTCTCCCATCGCTGGTGCTTCTTGCTTTTACGGTGCTGGGCTAAATAACGGGACCGGATGGCTTCTCCGCATCCGCAGTCGGTGTAATCTTCGGCGGTGTCAGCGGTGTCGGCGGTGTCACTGGCTTGGGTTTGCGGCGCCTGCCCTGAGAAGCTTGCGAGGAGCTGGCGTTGGAAGTTTCGTTCTTCTTCGCGCTCGGCACGCTCTCGCTCGGCTTCGATGGTTTGCCATTCCATTCGGTGTCGGACTTGGACGTGTCGCGTGACTTGGAACTCAGTCGTAAGATTGGCCTTAGTACATTCCGCAAAACCCCAACTAGCATAAAGTCTCCTATTTGGGTCATCAGGATGAAGTAGGCACTTGAGAGTGCCTCGGTGAGGTACAAAGTCAGGCTTGACCGTCGTGAAATAACGGGCCTTGTTAGGCCGCAGTTGTTGCAACTTTTGCGTCAGCCTGTCTTGGCTGGTGATGGAACGCTCCGCAGTCTCTGTATCGTAGATATAGACATAGCCGGATGATTCCAAAGACGCCACCGTGACATCAACCGGGAACTCATCAGACATGGAGTGGATCACCCGGCGGCGGTCAAAATTCCCCGGCTCAGGCGCAGCTTCCGCTTCCGCAATCAACTCCGCAACCGGCCTATTATCCGTTGTCATAACCCTTGCTCCTTAGCCACTGTTACCAGTTTAGCCATGTGGTCGTGAAATTCCCCAACCAAGTCCCGAGAAGGTATGTCGGGCCTGATGGTGGGGCCAAGGCGGACAGCTTCGGCAATCTCCCGTAGTTCGCCCACGCTGTGTACGACTTCGATGCGGTGGATGCTTGCGTCCCAGACACCGCCAGGGATGCGGAAGGGGTCAGCGGTGAAATCGTCCCTCGGCCCTAAGTCCTCTCGGTACTCAGCCAGTCTGTCCCCACGCAAGACGGAGATTATCTGAAACCTGCGCCACCCTTTATTATCAGGGGATTGCAGGTTGACCTCCGTCAAGTTGAAGGCAGGTTCATCCAAGTGGACCTCTATTGCAGCCGCAATGAGTTTGCTCATGCTATGTCCATGCAGGGATGTACATGACTACGCCGCTGTTGTCTGTGACCGTGAGCCACTTGGTGATGGTAGCAGTGCTAACACCAGAAGGGGCTACGTTGGATATCGTGACAGTACCCGAGGCATTGGCCGTCCACTGGGCGCTGTCGTTAAGCGTCACCGTCCCATCCACTGTCAACCCATTCACGATAGATAAACTTGGCGATACGTTGTTAAGCCTCGCTACGACAGTCCCGTCCACGGTTATCTCTAGCCGGGAACTACCGCTATCGTAGCGAAACCCTCTACGAGTAGTCACCTTTAGTTATGCCTAGACTGTCCAGTCGCGGTTGGCCCATACCCTGATGTAATCAACATCCAAGGTCTTTACCGCAGTGGTCTTGGACTCGACCAAGACGTTCATGCACAGGTCTACGGAAGTAGACACCGCACCCGTAACGGTCTGCTCTAGAACGCCATCAACCCACCATTCGACGGTGCCGTTGGGGAAGAGTTCCAGACGCAGTACTTGATATTCACCAGCCGTGGCGCCAGCGTCGAAGTCCACATCAGTGGAAGTAGTCTCGCCGGTAGTAGTGCCGCCGTTGTAGACACCGTGCCAGTCACTATTATCGGTGAGGTCCGACGCCATCAGAAACCCAACGATATCGGAAGCGGTCAGTGTGACGGTGACAGTATCACCGTGACAGATAGCGCCTTCGATGATAGCGAGGTCAGTCGCCACATCGGAGAACCCAATGAAGACCTCTCCGGTATTAAGGGCTGCTTGGCGGCACCGGACTTCCATGACGATGGTGCCGTTTAGGGCCACATCGAACATGACGGGAGTCTGGAAACCAGCGCAGTGAACGTCTTCGTTGGTAGTGGTTAGTTGCACCACGCCGTTCATACCATCAGAATCAAGCATGACGGCCCCGGAGTCAGTATCGGCAATCCCCTGACCAACAAAGGTCAGAAACGGGGGCCAGTTGATGGGGGGCGCAGTCGTGGATGCGACGGCAACCTCGGTCCCACCAAGGAAGTCCTCGTTTATTACTAGTCTGCTATCACCGGATTGAACCATTAGAATCACCTGCTTGTTTGAGCTGTAGCTCTAAAGTTCGTATTCGCACCCTGTAGGGTGCCACTGCCAAGAAGATGCTATCCCTCGGAACAGCGGCAAGGTTTTCCAGCCGCACATCCCCAGGCTGTCCATTCAGATTGTGAACCACCCACCCTTTGGGGATGGGGCCATGCGCCTCGGACCATATAGTCCGCCGCAGGTTCACTAAGAAGTCGGGGCCGTAGCATCCGAATAAATTTCAAACAGCCAGTTGCCTGCGGAGCGTTCCCCATAGGCGTATTCGTCGTACAGGTAGACCACAGTGGCCCCGCCACCTATGTCTTCCCGGCGCACCGTAGCGGTACGAGGGGAGCGCCCCTGCACCAGCACGATGGCTTCCTGTGCGAAGACGCCGCCCTTGGCGTCATCGGAACTGTCGATGCTGATGTTGCCATCCTCATAGACTTCCACGTTGTTGATCCTGCCCCGGAAGCCTTCCTCGAAGACACGAGCGGTCAGGCCCGAAGTAGTCTCGCCGCCAGCAGCAGTCCCTACATGGGCGGTAAGTTCGTCATAAAGGTCTTTTATCTGGAAGCCGTGGAGGACTGCGCGGTAAGGCGGGTTCCCAGGCTCGGTGGAGTTGCTGCTGATTCGGTATGAAGCAGAAGCGATGACGCCCGAAGCGAGGGTAGTACCGGCGCCGGAAAGGGAAGTGGTCGCGCCGTCAAGGACGGTGATGCCGTCTTCATCCTTCTTGCGCTGAATGGCGTTTTGCGCCAGACTGCCCAGTTGGGCGTAAGACCGTGAATTGATACGGGCAGCTACCCGGTCAGTCACCAAGGTCTGAATGCCGGTGACGGTTGGGGTGATGCTGATGGCCGTATCGGACATCTGTTGGGGGTTGTCTAGCGTGGTAGTCTCGGTGATGGTCTGGGCATTGAGTTGGGCCATCGAAATCTCACGCCAAGCCGTACCAGACCCTTCATCAAGGGTAACCTTGTCTACCAAGTTGGGCATGACGCCTTCATACTCGCGGACTGACCTTGCGGAAGCCGCTACGGTATCAAGGCTGTCAGCTAGTGACTGTGTGATAGTGTCGCCAGCAGCCATATTATTTACCTACCTTGTTTTAGTTGTTTCCCTATCTTGATTGCCCGGTTGTGGTCCGCAGGCGTAGGGCTGTCCATATGAGCGTATGTCTTGGAGTACCAAGTCATGTCATCTTGGCCTGTGCCACCGCCGCCAGTTGGACCAGTATCTAGGTCGTATATGCCAGCATCTACCATGCGTTCTTGAGCAGCGTTCCGCTCTTCACTGCGAATCTTATGCTCCGAACTGCTCCCGTTATTTCTTTCGGCCTCGCGCACTGTCCGGTGCGTCTGAGCGATTAACGAGGCTAGACTAGCGATATCTTTTGTCTTGTGAGCGTTCACCCACTGCTGGCGTACCGTCTCAAGCTCGGGAGCCTGATGAAGGTCCAGTATCGGGTTGCCCTCACCGTCCTGCACAGCCGCCCGGAGTTCCTCTGACAGAGCGGCGTAGCGAGTCTCGTATGCTCGGTTGGCCGATGTCTGAGCTGATTGGGCTTGGATAGTAGACAGTTCATTTGGCAGGGTATCGGTATCACCGCTGGAGAAGGCCCGTATCATGGCGTGATTGCTCTGTTCTATCGCGCCTATCCTATCCCCTATGTTGGTGAGTTGATTCTGCCACTGGTCTGTCTGACGGCCCCTGCCCCGCTGTGAGTTCAGGTCGTTCTCTGCTTTGCTTGCTCTTGTCTCTGCGGCCTCAGCACGGGCCTGCCAATCAGGAGCCTCTGTGGCTTCTGGTTGTTCTTCCGGTGCTGCCGCTTCCAGTTCTGGGTTCTCTTGTTGCGTCATGAGATACCTCTGTATCGAGGGTTGTCATGCCTGATTACGCACACGAACATGCGTTCTGGCTAAATATTGCACGAAGTTTTAAAAAAAGTCAAATTAACG